GGTTGCGCAACGTCGAGCCGGTGCACGACGACAAGGTTGCGATGGAGTATTTGTTAGCCACCACTTCCGGTTTCCTTGCCCCTGCCGGGTCAGCGATGAACCTTCTTGCCGCTCTTGTGCTACGAGTGCACATCAACCCTCATGTTGGTGAGCATTTTGGCCGATTGTGGAAGGAGCAACTCGCTTTCTGCTGGGATGTCGCGTATCGTGAGTTCATCGAGCATCGACCTTTGGTCCCTCCTGAACTTGGCGAGGTTACCCGGGAGGAAGCTCTTTTGCCATTGGCAGCTCGGACCCGAAAGGCTCTCGAGGTGGCATTTGAGCGCATGGACCGCGGAGTCGACGCCGTGGTCCTCGACCCCGCCCGCAAGCACGTTACACCGCGTGCCCACCAGGTCTTTTCCAAACGGGATGAGGTGATCAAGTATCGGAGTGGTCTCAAGCCGAGAACGATCATCGATATGGCCCAGGAGGTGAAGACCCGCCTGTCCCAGCCAGCGCGTGCAGTCACGATGACCTTGAAGAGTCACTACGGTATCTCAGCTCCTGAGCTGAAAGGGTATCGGTTTGTGTACGCTTCCGGTCTGACGGCTGACCAGCTGAACCGCCTGTACGCCCTCATCCGTGATCGACGTGGTAGCACGTTCGCGGCTGGTGGAGACGACGGGTTGTTCAAGTTGGTTCTTCGCTGCCGGGACGGTGTGTTGGTTCTCTTTGGCGAGAGTGATTTTGCGATGTTCGACCAGTCAGAGACTGAGGAAGCCATTGACGCCTTTTGTCGTCTTTTGACAGCCTTGTCTGTGCCGGAGGACATTGTGAGTCTCTACCGCTGGTCCACAGAGATCAACTATAAGACGCGTGTTCGTTGCGGCGTTGCAACCATGCGTGTTACGGGGTCGGCCGGAATCCAGTGTGCCACTGGGTCCAACTTCACGAGTGTTGGGAACACCACGATTCATGGTTTTTCCACAGCTTTCACCCACTATGTGTTGGAGCGGAAAGCTGAGGATTTGACCGTTGTTGAAATGCGTGCTCTCGTGCAAACGTTGATGACGGACTCTTTTCGCAGACTGGGTTTCACGGTCAAGATGCGGTTGTATGACGACATCCGCGACGCCACCTTTTTGAAAGGTTGGTGGGTTCCAGCCGTGCGCGACGACGGCGTTCAAGGGGATTTTTGGTTGCCCCTTCCGAGCAGTATGTTGAAGCTCGGGAAGACACGACAAGACATTGATCTCGTCGCGAAACAAACCAGGCGAGATCCGGCGGATGTTCAGCGCATTGTTGCTGCATCCGTTGCTTCTGCCTGGGGCGTCCGCGTCGAAGGATATCCGATCATGTCGGCGTTTTTCCGTGCGATGGAGCGTATTGCCGGGGGTGCTGCCGCCAACGTGAACGCCGCCAAGTACATTGGTGACCCGAACCCGTTTCGCCCTCGATACTCTGGGTTCCAAACTCTTCGTGTTGACACGGAGTTTGTGATTTCCATGATGTCTCGTCGGTACAACGTTGCTGATGATGTCATCCGCGACTGTGACGCTTTGATTTCTAGCGTCACGTGCCGTGGTTTGTTGGCCCACCCGCTGTTCGAGGCGATGGTGGTTGCCGACTACGACTAAGCGCTTGAACCGGGGTTAGCC